CCGTTGACTTCCGTGGTGATCGTATGTGCGACTTCGCACGTCTGGGGGTTTGCCAACGTCGAATTGACGTTTCGGAAGATTGCGCTTTTCGCAGTTTGAGACTGCAAGGCGTAATCCTCGTCAATGACGCCGTTATTCAACGTAATGGTGTCGAGGGCCATGGTGTAGACTCCTTTGTTGTTAAGGGGTTTAAGACAATTGTGTCAGGACTTCGCCACTCGTAAGAGGGACGCGGCCAACCCCAGCTGCTTCAACCCAAAGTTAGGTTTTGAAGTGGTGAAATACGTACCAGTCTCCGGGACTATCCGTTGTCTCTTATAGATTTTGTGATACAATCTATCAGATAGACGGAAAATTCCCTGAGGTTCAATAGGCCAATTACATGGACTATTCCACCTCAGTGAGTCTTCTACCCACACTTCCACTTTATAAGTGCGGGTGAAGTCAAGTATGTTCACCTCTGGCTCGTAGCCTCTTGCAGCAAATTGCTTCAAGAAACCAGAGAACCCGGTGAACCAGTCAACAACGAAGGAAAAAGGAATCAATTCCCACGCTGTGGTTACATCGAAATGTAACCCAAGGATGTCACGTGCAGCCCGAATTTTGCCCTTAAAGGACATAATATCGGAAGGCACGGTGTAAGAGTAACGCATCTTACAAAAGACTGACATCTTGTGACTGTACGCACGTTTACGCTCAACTTGGGCCCACGGCATGGTGTTATCAATACCGTGCTCATCTAGTATCACACGTTTAAAGTGAGCTACTAGAGGTTTGCCTGCGTTGTGCGTAAACCTGGAGATCTCCTGAGCTATCAGTTCAGAAGCTCCCCATAAGACCTTACAATCCCCGATGAACGGTTGCAAAGCGAAACTATTAAACAAATTCACTTCAGCAATCGTTCGAGACGGTTTCGAAGCTAAGCGTTTAAACTCCGAGATCAGTCTCTTGAGTGAGGTACTCAGGCGCCAAACACTCTTTAAAAGAGTCTTCAGCTCTGAGAGCTCAATCAGAGAAACCATCAGTTCCATCTTACGTTCCAACTTTGGCCTCATTGTATCAAAGGCTAAAGCGGAGTAAGTAGGATCATCGGCCTCTCTGTCTAGGATTGTTTGACAGTAGCTCTCCAAGTCGGTCGCTTGTAAACTCCAATTCTCATATTCAGAAACCCAACCCTGAACATGAGTAGAAATGAAGTTTGCAATAGGCCAATGACTCAGTTTCATCGACTCGTGGAAACAGTTATTTTCACTGTAACCATGAGGCAACGGACCATACTCATAAGTGATCTTATTTAAATCACTGATGAGATAAGTCTGAGCTGCTGTCTGAGTAAGGGCTCGCCCATCGTATGGGCAAGGATAAGCTTCGTATTTTCCAATATTGGCCATACGAAGCTTACTGCCCTTCTCTTTGGTCTTGTGCATTATACCCTCCTGGTAGTATTTCGTGGACCCCACAACGGG